TCTTCTGTCGGGCTGGCCGTGGTTCTACTCCCGTAGCCATCCAGCGTAAATTGTGCTTTGGCGGTTCGTCCCCCACCCGTGAACGTCTTGTCTATGGTTTGGGTGTTGTTTTCAGTTAAGAACGTCTGTCCACCGTCGTTTGACACACCGAGCGATTGATTCCCGGTTGTGTCTGTCCACGTTGACGTGATAGATAGGCTCTTGATATTCAGATCCGTGGGTTCATCATTCGTTTGGACAGTCTTCGTGTGCGGGTAGAGTGCCGGACCACTTAGATAGCCGTTTGAATCAGTCGTGTTGTCAAACGTGTAGCTAAACCGATCATCATAGAGAAAGACGGCATCAAGGTAGTTTGACGCTCCTGTCGGGGCGTTCGTGATTGCGTCAAAGGTTACATCAACGCTTCCAGAGATATCCCCACCGGAATAGCCGGTTTCTTGTCTCCAACTGTAATCATCGTTATTGGAACTCCCTGCAACCGGCCCAACATTATCACCGGCTATGGTGAGTTCAATAATAGAGCCTTCAAACGTCCCATCATCATCGGGGTCTTCTGGATTCCTAATTCTAAACCCAACTGCGACGTTCTCAGCCGGGATTGTATAGTCTAAGTTAAACGTGTAGGTTGTGCTGTGAAAATCCTTAAAGAATGTGACGGCTTCCCCATCCGACGCCGGGCTATCTGAGACGGTGCCACCCGCTCCACTTGAGGTTTCAGCTTCTGCGAAATACCCGACTTGGCCTAACTTTAGATTCCCGTCTTCAATTAAAACGGGTTGCGTATCATCTAACGTTGTGTTTGAACTCCACGAGGTGTTATCATCCCCCAATTGGAGTAACACATCATCTTCAACTACCTCTGTCGGTTCGTCTTTGACCGTGACATTGTTGAACTCAGTCCGGCCCCACGCATCCTTGATTGCCTCAGACAAGGCAATCTGAGAGTATGTAATGCGCTCTCCTGAGAGGTTTTGATAATCCGGGCGGGTTTCCTCTAAGCGTTTGCCGATTCCAAACGCCTTAATCGAGACAATGCCGGTTTCAACGTCATTATTGACTTTGGTTAGGAATCCAGCCCATTCAGTAGAGCCATCAATGTTGACGTTGATCCGGGCGTCAACTCTCGCATAGTCTAAGAGGTTCTCAGTGGTTGCCAACCGTGCCCGAAGGTCTCCAATCCCCGTGTGTGTCTTAATCGGGCGATAGTCTACAATCTCAGTCTCATCTACGACAAGTTCGTCTGGATTCCCCGGAGAGATAACGAACTCAGTCATCGGCGGAATCCACGCGACCCGGCGTTACGCTGTGCTTGGTCGGACTGTTGTTGGACAACCGTTTCAGCACTTTCTTCAGCCGTCTCGCGAATCCGCCCCTCAACAATGTCCGTGTTTTCTTCAAGAACCACTTCAATCCGGCTTGCAGCCTGTTGATTCGGGGTTGTCGCTTGTATTTGCGGGTTCTGTGTCCCGAGTGCGATTTCTTGGGTGATATCTAAGGCTTCACCGAAGTTCCCCGATTGAATCGCCCCGGTAAGCTCAATGAATTGTGCGATTTTCGTAAGGGCAATGTCCAACACGTCAATCACCCCGCGAATTATCGGGACGAAAACGGCCCCAAAGACCGGCACAACCGTCCGAACAAGGAACGCACTAAGCTGGAACAGTCCTTCAATTAGGGCTTGCACGGCGTCTGCGATAATGTTAAATTCTTCTTGGTTGTCTCGCACTAACTGTTGAAGATCCGCAAAGACGGGCTGGAGTTGGGTAGAAAAGACGTTGAAGACAGTTTGTGCCCAATCCACAATCTCCGCTTTGATGGATTGCACACGCTGTTGGATGCCTAAGATATTTCGATCCCACACCTGTCCAAGAGCGATAACAGCCCCGGTGATCCCGACAATTGCAGCCGTGATAGGCCCGCCAAGGAGTGTTGCGAGTCCTAAGACAACCGGAGCGACGAGTGAGACGCCCGCAATCAACCCTTGAATAGACCGGTCTAAGTCGGTTACAAACCGAAGCGTCCGACCAATAGCGTTACCGAACCCTGCGATTGCGGGCGTTAGGACATTCAGCACGACAAAGCCGAACTCAAGGAACTCGGGTCCGAACCGAGAGATAAACCGACCGATACCCCGAAGCGTCGGCACAAGGCGGCTGAATACCCGCACAAGGTTCTGGATGATACCCGGAATGCGTGGGCCAACATTCTCAACAAATTCAATGAACGGCGGTAGGAACCGTTGAGTAAGGGTTACGCCAAGATCCACAAGCGCCGGGAGTAGGTCAATAATCGCACTCCCGAGTTCGGTGAACAGGTTGCCAATAGTCCTTGCTTCTTCGTTAGTGAGTGCTAACTGTGGTGCAACCCGTTCCAACTGATTCAGGAGGTTGGATATCGTGACCGTTGCGGCGTTGATAACCGGGGCGAACACATCCCGGAACGTCTCAAGCGTGTCCATTGCGGAACTCTTGAGTTGTTGAGTGTTGGTTGATATCGCACCAATCGCTCCGGCGAACCCTAACCCGGCAATTGCACCTGCCACCGCAATGAAGCCACCGAACGCAGCCACGACAGGCACAAGGGCTGTTGAAAGCGCCACAATCGCCGGGAGAAGCGATACGGCCGTTACCGTAGCCAATCCACTAAATGAGATACTCGCGCTCGTAGCGCCGAGACTAACACCTTCTAAGCCGACCGCAGCCGTGGTTGCGCGCGGGGCGATATCAAAGAGTTCGTCCCCCGCTTCGTCGGCTCTGCCTTGGAGGATTTGCAACGCCCCGGCCGTCTCAAGGGCTTGTGGGCTAAACGAATCAAGTGAGCGTTCTGCTGAGTCAATGCCGCGTTCAAAGGAACCCGTATCAGCAGTTACCCTTACATCAAGTTCGTCAAATACCATTAGTTTGCGTATTTCTGTTTCGCTTCGTTGATTCGATTTCGCTTACTCGGGCGGTTCTCAAGGTTTGTGTTCGTTGACGTACCTTGCTTCGCTTGTCGCTGCTGTTCTTGCTTCAGGTACGATTCCGCCCGCTCTGCGAGACTGATTATTTGCTTTTGGGATTTCGTTAGGTCTTGGATCTTTCCAGATTCGTTGAACTGATATCCCCACTCATGATACTTCTTGTAGGTTAGAGCTTCTTCGGCAACGTCGGGAAGGTCTATGCGTTTCCCTGTTGTGCCTCTACTGCATCAAAGAAGTCTTCCGCTTCAGAGACGGCTTCATTCTTGTCACCGAGTGCCCGGAGGAACCCGACCATAATCGCTTGTCGCATAGCCACGCCGCAATCCGAATACTGAATGTCGTTGTGGCAGTAGTCGTTGATAATCTTCTTCTGGAGTTCTTCGGCGGCTTCAGTATCCCCGTCTTTCGTCTGGTTTTCGAGTTCCTGTAGTTCCCGCTGTTGCTCTTCAGAGATATCGGTGAACGTGGCTTCCATCTTTTCGCCCGTCCCCGGATCAACGACATAGCCCTTTGTCGTTCCACTTACGGCGTCGGCTGAAAGAGTGGTTCTCTCAGTCATTAGCTGATAGTCACCCCCTTGCTCTGCAACTCAATACTGCGCTCATTCTTCCCACTCCCGGCTTCAAAGTCGGAACTCCCCGGTGAGAAGTATTCGGCATCCGGGCCGGTTACACTCCCTTCGTCGGCAACCCATTCGATATCATACACGGTGTTGGTGAGATAGTCACTCACTTGGTCAACAGAGGTTGCTTCACCGGCAACGGTCGCGCTCCACGTAGTCCGTCTACCAGTGGTGTTGATGTTCCGGCGGGCACTCCCGACTCTCGCGTTATCATCGGATTCAAGGGACACGGTGAGTTCACCGCTAATGATTGCGGCTGCGATTTCCTCAGTGGAGTATTGATACGTGTCATCGTTGAAGATGACGTAATCCGTGCCGATAGCCGACGCATGGGAACCAGAGCCGAGTGCCGGAACGCCAAGATCTCCCTCGGTGGTGTAGGAATCGGACCCTTCGATAGTAATGAAGGTCGTACCAGAACCGTCCGTAACCACTACATCACCGTCAACGTCGGTTGAGAGTTCCACGGCGTCAATGTCACTAAACGTTTCCACACTGGTTTGTGAACTCCCCCCGGACACGGTGATTGTCTCGGTGGTAGCCGCCCCTTCATCTTCAATCGTTACGTCAACGCTTGAGGTGCCGTTATTCGTGATATCAAGCGTGGTTGAAGCACTCGGTTGGTCAATCCGATAGGTGCGGAACTTCTCGAACTGGTAACTAAGCTCCGGTTGCACGGGGTTGCCTTCGTCTACCTCAAACGGAAGCGTTACCTCAGTTACAGCCCCGCCTTTGCCGACGTGATAGACACGATAGCCCGCGCCATCGGCCCCATTACTTGAAATGTCCATCCGGGACACAACGGAATGGGTGTTGATGTAACTGTTATCATCGGAGAGTAGCATTCCATCCGCTGCGGCGTCTTGTGGGTTTCCACTCCCGTCTACAAGCCACTTCTGGAGCCAATAACTAATGCTTGCTTCGTGGGTTTCACTCCCCGCGTCCGTAAAGTCCGGGTCGGAATCTCCGGCGGGCTGTTCGGCGGTCTTGTTCGCGTCCGGTTCCCAATCCCACCAACTCACAATGTGGTCACTATATGTGTTCCACTCGGGATCGGTTGGTGTCTCCCCACGGGTAGTTTCTCGGACGTATTCGATACGCTGCGGTCGCGTGCCCGCTTCAGGCACAAAATCGTTAGCACTCATAGGTTATGATTGTCACTCGTGTTTTCGCTCTTGTTCGACTTTCCGGGCTTTGTACCAAAATACAAGCCCGAGTGGGATACCGACAACACTGAACATACACAATGCCCCGATTAGTCGTAAGCCGGTTGCATACGCCATTACGGTGTGTTCAGCACTCCAAGGTTGATTGTCCCTGCCTGTTGAATCCACGTTGTCGTACTCCCGCCGTTTGCTTCGGTGTTAGACCGTGTTACTGTCGGGGGTGTCATACCGACAAACAACGCTTCATCAACAGCATCCTCTACATTGTTTTGGGTTCTATCGTTGCACTCTTGATAGATTTGGAACGTAATGTCTCTTGCACTTGTCCCGTTGAGATATCCACCTCCGCTTGCCGATTGAACGGCTTGCACGGCTATGTTAATCGGGAAGATTGTGTATTGATTTGGGCCGGTTCCATCCCCCTGAATGCCGTTGTAGTTTGTATTCCCACTTCCGGGAAGGATAGGCCCGTCCGTCTCTCGGACACTAATCACGGGGTAGTAATCTCCCTGAAACGACCAATCCGACGTTATCGGCAGAAAATCAGTAGCCGTTTCATCCGTCTGTTGTGGGTCATACCCCTCTATTTCCGCCGGTCGGATGGATTCAACCAAAAACTGTCTAACCAGTTCCTCCGGGCGTTCTGATAGTTTCTGTGGCATACTTGTATGTCTCTTAAAAGCCTATATAAGTATCCTCACGCCAAAAAAAGAGGCTACCGTTCCACCAATCTACACATCAACATTTCTGAGCCTTTTTCGTATGAGTACCCGTGTAGCTCATACACGTCTTTATCCGACTCTTGCGGGTTGGATATCTCAACCTCTGTGGGGCGTTTGTTATCCTCTCCAAGCGGGATGATATCACCCGTGTCAAGCCTATCTTGTGGGAAGCGAATGCTGGTTGTAAAGTCGAAGTTCGTCCCGTCAACGCTTACTGTCGTGTCCATAGCGGGTGGGACAAGCTCAACGTCAAAACTTGCTAACTCACTCCGCGTCTGGTTAATCATCCGACCTTCGTCGGGATCGTAACTCCCCGAATCCCGGTTGTAGAACGTGGCGGTGAAGAACTCTAAGGTTGTCGTGTGTTCTCGTTTCCCCGCCGCCCGGAACATATCGAATTTACTTGTCATTTGACTCTCACCGCTTCAATGGAGTTCACAAGGTTGCCTGTCTGTCGCTTCGGGTGGTCCGGGTGGGTTCCGGGGCTTCGATCCGACGCGCTTACAGCCGACACATTCGCTTCCATCTTGGATTCTAACGCGCTTGCGATTGTCTTTACTAACGTATCCGTATCCGGGATTTCCTCAACCGAACTAAACCCGCTGTTGTCGGTGATGAAGCCTTCTGGATCTAATTTAAACTCTCGAACAGCCGGACGGAACCACGGGTAGGGTTGCATCTTCTCAGTTCCGAACTCAAGGAATACTCCGTACTCCACGTTAGAGCCGACAACCTCCACCCGCTCGGTTGTGTATTCGTCTTCTAAGTCGGCTAAGGCGTCTCTCACAGCCGCGTCGTTCACGTCAATCCCGAAGCGGGTCATACTACTTGTGTTGCCAACAAACGGCTTCGGGACTATCTACAGTCCGTGAACAGTCATTCACACCACACCGGAACGTTTCAGCTTCGGGACTTTCAGTCTCGGTGGATGTTTCCGTGTCTGTCTGTGTTTCGTTCTGTGAAACGGCTTCGATTCCGGGATAGTTTGCTTTGAGCCGTTCAAACGCCTCTTCGGACACGGTGAATTCATCTTCAACGTTGATTTCCTCTCCCGTTTCCGGGTCTTCGATAATCCCGAAGCCACGGGTACACTTCCCCTTCATTGATTCGTACTCCCAACATACCGCCGGGTGTTGGTGTTCCGTGCAAGCGTCCCGGTCGGATCTCTCTTATCCACCTGATTGCGGAGTTCGGTAATGCTCATACCCCCACCTTCGTATGAAACGCTCACCGTCTCCCGAGACGTGGAACTAACGGCCTTGTCCGATAGGGTTCGGATCTTCAACGCGGCATAGTATTTCTCTAACTGCCGCTTTCGTTCCGTGTCCCACTCGGAATAATCCGCAATCGCTTGGGACGCTTCAAACGCGGCGTCATCAATGTACGAGTTGATATCCGCGTCGGTAAGACCACTGTTCGTATCGCTATTCGTCGGGTCGGCAACGGCTATGACGCCGCCGTTGCCGTCAAGCCGAACGTCATCCGCCGTTGCCGTAGCCATTTAGTTAGGCTCCAGAGGCTCCGCCCTGAAGGAACACAGCCGCTTCCGAATCCGTGACTGCGAACCCGTTGTGAGCGAATAGCTGATAGATAGTCTGCTGGTTGCTATCCTCACGGTAGGTTTCCACCGTCATCGGCTCCCACTCTGCGAGGTAGCCGTACTTCGAGGTGTCAACCATAATCGCTTCATCATCCGCAAGGTCGCCGGTGTTGGTACTCAGAACCGGCACGTTGTAGATAGTCCCGAGATAATCCGGCCCCATATCCGTAACCAGAGAGTCCCCACCTTCCGTCGCTCGGTTGAAGGAATCATCAAGGCTCAGGTCACGCATTCCGTCCGGGCCGACGAACAGAACCATTTCGTCGGGGTTGTACTCGTCGGCAAAGAGAACCTCATACGCTTCAACCACAGCCTCAAAGTCAAGGTCTTCCCCGTCGTTGCCAACAGTAGTCGCGTTGTTGTTGGCGTCAAGGAGGTTGAACGCCCGAGAGTCAATGTTCGCCATCTGCGCACGGGCCATTTCAGCCTGCGATTCGGCTTCCACGTCAACCCGACCGAAGCGCACGGCTTCGTCGGTAATCGCTACCTCAAACCCGAACTTCTGCCGGACGGCCGCAACCTCACTGTAGTTGAGTTCCGACCGGGGGAAGTCACTCCCTTCATCAAGCTCCACAACGTGCCCTTCAAGGTCATCATCCGGGACGGGGAACTTGAGTTCTTCCGCGTCGTTATCGCTCGCGTCATAGTCGCGGAATGCGTTTCGGAACTGGTAGGTAGGCTCAGTTCGCTCCTGCACTTCTCGAAGGATAGTCTCGGGTTGAACCGGAACGTCTCGTTGTTCAATAGGCATATATTATCGAACCTCCACAACCGCCGCATTGCTTCCAAGCCCGGCACCGTGGGAAAGCCCCTGCATATTACCCGCGTCCGTAAGGGCAATCACGTCACCACTTCCAGCCGCAAGCTGTCCGTCCGTGGTAGACGCCGCAAGGGTATCCCCTGCCGCAACCGCACCGGCAACGTTCGCAACAATACGCCCCTCAACGTGGATCGAAACAAGATCCCCGTCCGAAGCATCATCCGCCGCAATCCCAACAATATCCGTGTTGGTATCGCCGGAGTTTGCGGGCTGTGCCTCACCGGACGCAATCGTTACTGCGTCCCCCGCGCTCAGAGCCTCAGCCGCTTCATACGTGATTGTTCCCGCGTCGGAACCATACGCCGGGTCACCAAGTTCTGCGTTTGCAGAAGGTTCAGCCATTAGTCAAGCACCTCCGTAGCGGTGTCCCAATCAGAGACACCAAGCGCGTCTTTGATATCGCTCTTCAGAGCCTCATTCCCGAACGTCTGATAGTCGGCATACAAGGCTTCGGCCTTCTCGGTATCAGCATCGTCCGAAAGGGCTTCCGTCTTGTCTGCGTCGGGGGTTCGGCTCTCCGGGGACTGCACAAGCGCTTCAGCCTGCAAGTCCCCATCATCATCACGGAACTCGTCTACCAGCGCACTGAAAGACAGTGCCTCAATAGTAGACTCTTTGAGTTCCGCCCGCTCACTCAGAGCGTCCGTGAGAACGCCCCGCATTGCTTCATACGTGTCCTGTTCGACAACCGTCGGCTGCTCTGCGGCCGCGAACTCCTGAAGCGCCTCAGCAGGTGCATCAAGAGATTCGGCGGCTTCGAGAACAGCCACTTCGGATTCACTAATGTTGTCCATAGTTATTTTTCGGTCGGAGTTCGCAACCACAGAACTCGGGGCCATACTTTCGTTTTGCCCGTCATCGCTCTGGATCATATCCATCAGGTCCGAGTGCGTCGGACCCGGCATAAACACGGTGTCCGACCCCTCACCGTGTGTGTGGATTTCCTCAAAGCCCATATCCTGAGCTTTGCTCATTGCACTCCCCGGATTGTCAAAGATGAACTCGTCGGGTACGTCTTGCATACTCTCGTCTTCGTGTTTAGCAAGACTCTCCGCGTCGGGGAGTTCGTCAATCACCTCAAGGGTGTCGGTGTTGAGGGTGTGCCCGACTTGGGTTTCGGTCTCTGTCCACCCGTCTTCACCGGGCGTGTGTACCGTGATTAGTGCGGCCGGCGGGTTGATCGTTTGATCCCCGTCAATCTCGGAATCGAGCGGGTCGTCCCCTTCCGTTCGCACCTCTTCAACCATCCCATAGGCGTCACGCTCGCCCGAACTATTCCACTTAACAAGTGTTCCTTCGTCTACATCGGAAACATCAGCCATTGATTCAAACTCCCGGTCAAATTCCTCTGCTAAGAGGGTTCGCGCCATTTCTTCCGCACTATCATACGTGTCTTCGGGGATATCCGCTTGCGCACCTCTACCACCTCTCACTGCATCTAAGGCGTTCTCATTGAGGTTCTGATTACTCGGGTTCACTACCGGGAAGAAAAACAATTCATTCCACACGTCGGCTTCAGGATCACCCAAGAGCGTGTGGTCGGCTATCGCTTGTTTCTGCTCTCCCGATAGGTCATCTACCGTTTCGGCGTCAATCCCGGCGGCACTTGTTACGTCTGAGAGGTCTTTGCTTACCTCCGACCAATCCGCGCTTTCCGTCCCGTCATATGCGGGGGTTCGCGCTTCATCCAGTTGGAGTGCTTCAGCACTCATACTCTCGTATGGTTCTTGTTCATCCCGTTGTCGGCTCAACTCATTTGCCTTTGACTTGAACCAATCACCGTACCACCCCCACCGGGCAAGCCCCGCGTTCCCACAACTCTCCCATTCGTCTTCTCCCCACTCGGTCGGTGGGTCGGTTGTAGTGGCGTCTTCTGCGTGGGAGTTGAGGTACGCCGGAATCGGAGTTTTATCATCATCCCCACGGGTCAGAAAGTCGTTTACCTGAACGTCGTTGTCTGCTAACGCTTGGGCACGACTTGTCCCCGTTCCCGTGCCGCAACTGTCCGGGATTAGCCCGTCTTCATCCGCGTCAAGTGCCGCTTGTGCCGCGTTCTGAATCCGTTCGGGCACATCAACGCTATCCGATAGCCCCGGCTCTTGGAGTGATTCAATCGTTTTGTGAAGCGCCTCAGCCGTGGGTGCTTCACCGGGTTGGATGCTATTACTCGGTGCCGCCCCGTTTGCGACGAGTGCTAAATCCCTCCAATGATTGATTTCGGTAGCCTTGAACGGGGCTGGCCCGTCTTCCATTGCCTCAATTTCACGGGAGACAAGCGGGGACACCTCAAGCCTGCCGTTTTCAATCTTCTCGGCAAGCTCCGGGTCGTCTACCTCCGCTTCATAGAGAACCCCAACCCCATCCTTGTATCCGGCCCATACCACTTCCCCCGCAATCGCTTCAACCGGCGTCTGTGGCTTTGGGTTGTCTGCTGTGTGGTTCGTATCCGTCGCAAGTGGTTGTCCCTCTAACCCTTCGGCGGCTTCTTGTAGCGTCTCTCGCGGCCAATACGTGCGCTTGCCACTCCCGCCGATTGTGATATCCCCTTCACCAATCGCAACCCCGTGAACAAGTTGTGAGCCTTGCGTGGGTGTGTCACCGCTATCTACCGCTAACGCCGCATACCCACCGTTGATTTGTTCAAGTTGCATTAGACCACCGTGAGGATATTCTCGGAGAGTTCCGCAAAGTCAATCCCGAGTGTGATATCCGTGTCCGTATTCTGTGCCTCTGCAACCAATAACACTGAATCGCCCGGTGCGATTGTGAACGCCGTGGCATCATCCACGCCCGCAATCGCGTTTGCACCCTGCCCGCTTCCAATCGGACGCTCTGCAAACGGATTGGTGAGTGTGTACGATCCACCTTCTCTGACAGTGGATACTGAGTTGCCGTTATCACTCCGGCGGTTCAACACCGATATCTCCGTGCCTTGCGTGTCAACGGTCGGGTTAAAGTCTACTTGCACCCGGAGTGCGTCATTCGCTCGAAAGTTCGGCGGGGCAACGAACAACACTTTCCCCGAATCGGACGGGTTTGACACGAATAGATATCGTTCAGCCCCGCTTGCAACCCCCGTGTATGCGTGTGCCGCGTTGTATTGCGTCCCACGGATTAGGGATAGGTCAATTGCCGCCCGGACTTCGCTTAGGCCTTTCTCACTTAAGTCTACCATTATGTTATCACACTCACTTCTGACGGCAACCGCTCGGATAGTGGGGTCGTGATTTGCCCCGGCCCGATTTGTACGTCTATGTTACACCGCCCGTTCGGGTGTGCCGGGGGTTTCAATCTATACACGTCACCACGGAACTGAACGGTTGTGGTTGCCATTTCACTTGTCGTGAGTGGCGTGCCGTTCACCGCCCGACAGAAGGGACACGTATTCGGTTGCCCCATTGCCGCGTCCCACTCCCCGTGAGAGGTGACTACTTGCCCGTCAGCCGTTTCCGGTCGCTCTTGGTTGAGTTCTCTAACTCTATTGAGCGTTCCGCTTGAATAGGCGTTAATCACCTCTGAGCGGGCTATCATCGTACTCCTATGCTTCCCGATAGAGTCAACCCGATCCGTGAGTTTGCGGGCTATCTTCGTCGGGTTCTCCCCGTCTCGAAAGCCGGTTAAGAGTTCATCCCGAACGGCTTGAGTCACATCATCCCGGACGCTTACTAAGTTCTCG